GTGGAGTTTGGTGTTCAGGGCAAGTATAAACAAGATATCGCAGCAGCATTCTTCGGAAGATTGATATCCATATTGGATCAAGAAAATATTCAATATGAGAAGAAAGTCCTAGCAGAATTAATTAATAAGCACTTTCCCGATTGGAGAAGAGTTCTTAATGAGTGTCAGAGATATGCTGTTGGTGGTAAGATAGATAGTGGTATACTAGCTCATTTCAGTGATGTAAAGGTTAATGATCTCATTAAAAACCTCAAAGAAAAGAACTTTCCAGAAGTACGTAAATGGTGTGTCAATAACTTGGACAATGATAGTTCTGTATTATTTCGTCGCATTTACGATAGTTTATACGAATCCCTTGTCCCTGCCACTATTCCTGCTGCCGTTCTTATTATTGCGAAGTACCAGTACCAAATAGCATTTGTTGCTGATCAGGAGATAAACCTACTTGCATGTTTAACTGAAATTATGGTAGAATGTAAATTTAAATGAATTTAAAAAAATGAGTTTATCAACACAAGTAGAAGACTCTTTAAGAGAGGCTCAATCAAACTTACGTAATGCATTATCATTCGCATCAAGATCCGAAAAACCTTATGTTTCAAAACATATTGCTGATATGCTTTATAATATTGATAACCTTTGTGCAGCAACAGAACTCTTAGACAATCTAGAGAACAATGATTTACCTTTTTAACACAATACCTCACGGTAATTATTCGGGATTACCTCCTGAAGGACAGTTGGTTGCAATTTTTGTTGGACTGTTATTATTTTTAATGGGTTATGGAGTTTACTTGACTTTTGGACCAGGTAAGGTAGAATTGAGAGATCAAATTGATGAACATGCCAAAATGCATGAACTAGGAATTGCACATGGGCATTCGGGTAATTCTGAATCTTGGAAAATTGCAAAAGGTAATTCCGTAGAACATAATCATGGAACAAATGAAAACATTGACAAAGAAACAAAGACACCAAGTTAAATCTAGGTGGTATTACATATTCTGGGGTGCTGCTACTGCATCAGTATTTGCAGGTCAGATTTATGTTGGATCTGGATATCGTCAGATGTCAAGAGCATTTAATAGATTACTTAATGAAACTGTTAGAGTAATTACTACACCAGACATTAGACCTAGAGGATATTATGCACCTATAGTTCCACCTCCTAGTGCAGAAGATTGGCAGCATGATATGGTTGTCAGATGATTATAAGTGAGACCGAAGCCTTATGGTCTGCTGATAAATTCATTAGTTACTTTAAAAGATTTAAAACTATTGAGGATTACATTCGTGTAACAAAAGAAGCAGCAGTTAATGAAAGAGGTAAGTCTATAGTTTCTTTGAAGGATGAGTTCTTTAATGAGGACATTCATCCTGAAGAGATGGATTTTGAGGTTAGATTTGTTGGAGAGAGATTCCAACAGTCAGTTCCTCAAGCATATTATCATGAACTTTTAACTGCAACTTCCTCTGCGATTATTGAGAAGAATATTCCTGGTAGAGAATTACGTTGGATAGTATATGAAAAGAATAGTAAGAAGATAATAGGGTTTATAAGATTTGGATCTCCAACAATTAATTCTAAACCAAGGAATGAGTGGTTAGGTCAACCAGCAAATCTTTCTCTATTCAATCGTCATGCTGCAATGGGATTTGCAATTGTTCCTTCTCAGCCTTTTGGATATAACTTTTTAGGTGGAAAACTTCTTGCATTGATGTGTGTATCTCACTTTGCAAGGAAGATTTTGAATGATGTATTTGAGAAAGATATTGGATGGTTTGAGACTACTTCATTATATGGTTCTACAACTTCTGCATCACAGTATGATGGTCTAAAACCTTTTATAAGATATAGAGGACTAACTGATAGTAAGTTTCTTCCTTTACTTCATGACAAAGCATTTCATGAACTTCATGATCGATTCACTAGGATTAATGATAATAATCCTGTAACTCCTAGTTATGTTTCATCTAAAAAGATGAAGAGACAAACTAGGATGATTTCATGGACTAAGAATTCTTTAAAAGAACATGGTCAGACTGAGAAACTTGAAGAGTTAAATACAATACTTAAAAATGCATTTGGTCTTACTCAAAGAAAGAGATCTTATACATCTGATTATGGTTATGGAAATGTAAGAGAAGTTTTACTTGGGAAGCAAGATAAATTAGTACGTGGTCAGAATTGGGATAAGTTTTATCTTGAGAATATTGTTAAGTGGTGGAAGAAGAAAGCTGGCAAAAGATATGAGAAGTTAAAGTCTGAAGGTAGGTTTAGAACTGATGTTGAATTATGGACTGAAGATGACAACATCCAAATTATACGATGAGTACATTTGAACTGGTTGTTATACCACTCATTTTCTTAGAGGAATTTGTCAAAAGAACTTTGATAGGAATTTATTATATCTGGCAGAAATTTGATTACTGGAACTTTAATCGGAGATTACCAAAATGACTCAACTTAAAGATTGGTTGAACTCTATCAACTTTACAAAAGAGAATTTAATAGAAGAAGATCCTTCTGTTAAAAAAGATTATTCTCCTTATATTATTAACCGTTGTTTATCGGGAAATCTTGATTGTATTCTGTTTGTGAATGAGATGAATAAGTATTCTTTCCTAGATAAAGACATGCAATATTCTTTTTATCTAAATACACTTAGGAAAAAGAAGAGATTCAGTCCCTGGCTCCGAAAGGATAAAGTCACAGATCTTGAAATCATCAAACAATACTATGGTTATAGTAACGAAAAAGCATCACAAGCTTTGAAAATATTAACCCCCGAACAGATTAAATTTATTAAACAACGACTTGAAACTGGAGGAATGAAATGACTGCAACGGTGGAACCTACTGTTCAATGGTCTCAAGACCAAATGGTAGAGGTGGTTTTAAATGAACCAGATGATTTTTTGAAAGTCAGAGAGACTCTCACAAGAATTGGAGTAGCATCCAGAAAAGAAAAGAAGTTATATCAAAGTTGTCATATCTTACATAAACAAGGACGGTATTACATAGTTCACTTCAAGGAGTTATTTGCTCTTGATGGTAAACATGCTAACCTTACTATTAACGACGTTCAGCGTCGGAATCGTATCACTCGTCTTCTTTCTGATTGGGGTCTCATTTCTATAGTAAAGGAAGATGGTTGCTCTGATATAGCACCTCTCAATCAAATCAAAGTTCTTTCTTATAAAGATAAGGGTGATTGGATATTAGAACAGAAATATAATATAGGTAAAAAGACTAAACCACAGGAACAGCAGGAAACCGAATAATAAAGTAGGGGATTCAACATCCCCTTTTTTTATGGTTTGTGTTATAAATATATTGTGGATGCCGAAAGGATCCATACAATCAAACTCGCTTAACAAGGAGCCTTAAAATGACTAACCTTCAAAGATATCATGCTGCAAATCTTCCAGAACTTATAGAGAAGATTAATCGTAACAGCATAGGATTAGATGATTATCTCAATAGATTTTGGGATGAATCAACACAACAAAACTATCCCCCATATAACATAGTTCATGTAAACAACGTAGAATCTAGATTAGAGATTGCACTTGCTGGATTCAAGAAAGATGAAGTTAAAGTTTACACTGAGTATGGTAAGTTAAATGTAGAGGGACAAAAGGAACAGAAAGAAGATAAGACATATGCACATCAAGGCCTTGCACAGAGATCTTTCTCTAGGTCATGGGCAGTTTCTGATGATACTGAAGTCAGATCAGTTGAGTTTGAAGATGGACTATTGACAATAGTAGTTGGTAAAATTGTACCAGAACATCATGCTCGTAAGGACTGGTTATAAATACAAATGAGTTCGAGATGGATCAGCACCTTGTCAATTGACAGGGTGCTTTTTCTTTGTTATACTATATGAGTCGTAAGTTTCGCTACCTATGACTGCTGCAATCCCCTTTGGTAGTTTCAGGATTGGAGGCGATAGGAAATTGCCACTCTAATCAATATTAAAAAATGACAATCAAATTATTGGTTCTTAAATCAGGTGAAGATGTTGTTGCTGACGTATCAGAAATGATGGCTGGCGAAGAAGGTTCTGTAGAGAATCCTTCAAGACTTATTGGTTATTTCCTAGATACTCCTGTTGTGGTGAAACTTAGAAACACTACACCATTAACAGATGATGAGGTTGATCCAGAGAAACCAGATAAATCTCAGTTCTCTTTATCAATGTATCCTTGGCAACCATTGTCAACGGAAACAAGGATACCTATCCCTACAGAGTGGGTGGTTACTATGGTGTCACCAGTATCTCAAGTTATTACAATGTACCAAAAGGATGTATTAAAAAATGTCAAACCCTACACTTCCAGTGAAGATTCTAATACTAGTGAATCATCAAAAGTTGGTCTCACAGATTGATGAAGTTCCAGCTGTTGACATAGGAGAACCAGACTGTAAGCTAGTTGAACCATTTGTTCTTAATAAGGATGAAACTCTTTCTCCTTGGTTATGTGAATGCACTAGTCAAAATACCTTTATGTTATCATCAGACAAGATACTAACTCTTGTTGATCCCAAACCCACCCTACTTGAGAAATACCAAAACCTCCTTAAATGACTTCACCTAACTTTTCAAAAACACAACTAAAAATTATTCATGAGTGTTGTAATTTTGTTTGGAATCTTGCAGACAAAGGAGTAAAAACTGATAAGGATTTTTCTCCAGAAATTAATGATGAATTCTTGTCTATTTTTATGGATACTGTAGATTTATCTGGTATTAAGTCGCCATTTGATTTTGACGGGAATGATGAGAAAGTATCGCAGTATAAAGAAGCTTATGATAAAATGATGATGAGTATTGAAGAAAACCTTTTTGATGATGATGCATTTGAGGGATCTAATGTTAGATTCCCACATGATTGGATTCTTAATGAAAAAGAGTGTGAAGAGGCATATAATTAGATAATGCGTTTCTACACTAATGTTCAATTGATCGGGAATCAGTTTCTGGTTCGTGGAGTTGAGAATGGAAGAAGGTATGAGCATAGGGATGAATTTTTCCCTACCTTATTTGTTAAGTCTAAAAAGAAAACTAAATATAAAACGTTGAATGGAGAAGCAGTTGAAACTATCAATCCAGGCACAGTACGAGATTGTCGTGACTTCTATAAAAGATATGACGGAGTTGAGAACTTTGAGATCTATGGCAATGACAGATACATATATCAATATATCTCAGAGAAGTATCCTGAAGATGAGATCAAGTTTGACATCAGCAA